TTCCAAGTGTTGGTTGCGGTGCAGATGTAAATGTAGCTGGCATCCCACGACATCGTTCCAACCGTGCCCGTGGCTGATGCGCTGGCAGGCGTGGCGGAGAGCGTGTGGATGACCGTGCCTGCCACCGTCACCGCGCCCGCGAAGGTGGCGGCTCCGGCAGGAGAAATCGTGAGTCGATCCGTGAGCGTCGTGCCCGTGCCAGCCGCCGCCGTTTGGATGATAACCGAGCCGCCAGCCGTGGCCGCGTCTCCACCTTTGCCGCCTGCAATCCTTAACGTGCTGCCTGCAACTGCCGCCCCGTTGCCAGATGCGGGTTGAATCCGTGTGCCGTAATCGGCTGCCGCTGTTTTGCCTTGGCCGATATAAACTTCTGACGCGACATTTCCTAGACCCAAAACAATGTCGCCGGTAGCCGCAGTTTGATTGTAGCCGATAGCGATACTATAAGTAGCGGCATTGTTGAACGAACCCACCGCAGTCCCACCTGCCGCAGCGGTTGCTGACCGGCCAATCGCAATCCCGTAGGTAGCTGTTGACGACGCCGCATAGCCGAGAGCAACGCCGCTATCTACTGAGGCCGCAGCATTGCCCAATGCGGTCCCAAAGTCTCCCGTCACCGATGCGCTTTTACCGATTGCAGTTGCTTGCGAAAAGGTCGAGGTCGATGCCGAAGCGCCGAAACGTTCCGAACTTGTGCCGCTGCCGGGGGAACTGATGGCCCCAAACACACTCGCCGCCCCCGCGTAAATGCCGCCCGCGACTTGGAGGGCTCCGCTGCCTGAGCCGGTGCTGGCGGTGGTGGATGCCACACTTAGAGCACCCGCGCCCGATAGGGTCATCGCCGCCGAGCCAAGAGAGGTTCCGGTATACCACGCAAACGAGCCTCCTCCGCCTGTGGTCAGGAGGCTCTTAAACCACATGTCGCCCGATGTCCCCACGCCGATCCGAGAATCAGCAGTCGTCGTGGCATTATCTGTGCCGTAGAGCACAATTTTATCCCCATTAGAGTTCACTCCAAATGCCCCGGGTACTCCATATCCTCCGTAGTTAAACACCAATGTTTTCCTTATCGTTGCCCCGACGTTCTCTTGGCCGATTATTAGATTGTCTGTGACCGCGACGCCGGTGTTCACGGCTGAGTTAGGGCCAAGAACGGCGCGTGTCTGTCCGGTGATCGTACCACCCGCGTTGATGTTGCCGCCGCCGATGCCGACGTTGGTTGCGGCGGTGCCGTTGCCGATGGTGAGTGCGCCTGCGATGCTGGAGGAGGCGGAGGTGGTGCTATAAACGGTCGTGTTACCCGATGCGTCGATGCCGAGTTTACGAGCTCCCGAGATGTATAAATCTTGAGTCGAGCCATCAAGCGACAACCCTTTGTAGGCCGAGCCCGTGCGATCATACGAAAGCAGACCAGAAATGTTTGATGCGTAATAAGTCTCAAGGCCAGCCCCGCTACTTGGAACAGTGCGACCTTGGACGAATAGGCCAGCGCCCGCGTTCATCGTGCCGCCAGAGAATACCGCCCCCGCGACCCCCACGCCACCCGCGACTTGTAGCGCACCGCTCGTCGTGCTGCTCGCTGCCGTGGTGCCGAACACCTTCAGCCCGCCAGAGCCTGTGATGTCGGTCGTGCCTCCGATTAGGAGGTTGCCTGTGGTCGCAGCAAAGCGGGCTTTCTCAGAAGCGTTCACCATAAACTTTACGGCGCGATTAAGCACGCTCCCGATACCAACGGTTGTGGTGCTGGTATCGTAAAAGAAGTAGCCGTTAGCTACACCGGATGCGTTAAGATCAATCTCAGAAAATGATCCTGTGCTATTAACAACAAAGGCACCCGTTCCAGTTGGAGTGATCGTTGCCAAGCCGTTCGTCCCCTGCCCCAGCACCAGACTCGCGCCCGTGCTGCCGCCGGAGAGGGTGAGGTCGATCGCGGAAGGGGCGGTAAGGCTTGTTGCGCCGAGCGCGCCCGTGACCGTCAATCCCGTCGTTGCAATGTCCAACACCTTTGCACCGTTAGCAGCCACGCCGATGTTGCTCGCTCCGATCCGATAAAGGCCGGTCGTTTGATCGGCTGAAAACGCGAGGCTCGGATTTCCGACTGTGCCGGATGCCGCGTGCACGCTGCCGGTCGGGGTGATCGTGCCGGTTACGGTCACACCCGTGGTCGTCATCGTCGCGCGGCTCACGCCGTTGACCGCGAAGCCCATCACGTTCGCGCTCGAGCGGAAAAGTCCGGTCGTGGGCTCGTTTGTGAAGTTTAACGAAGGAGCCGCCGCTGTGCCGTCATCGAGCGTGATGTTGCCATCTGTCGCACTGATCGTAATCGAGCCCGCGCCATTCGAGATCGCGATGCCGGTGCCCGCGGTCAGCGTGGAGTTTACGAACGCCGAGCCGTTGCCGATGAGAAGCTGTCCGTTGCTTGGCACGGGCACTAAGTCCGTCATTGATGTCACGCCTCCTCCCCCGCCACCGTTGCCGCGCGCTGCGCTCAGAGTCCAATCGCCAGCCGTGCGGCTCGGGCGCTCTCGATTGCCGTCGATGTTGCTCACGAAGCTGTCGCCGTTGATCGTGACCAAGTCGAGCCGCTGGTAAGTTTCATCGGGCATCCACCGTCCACGAGGATTCAGCCCGCGCGGCTCGGCAAACTCCTTGCGAAGCTGGTCGATTTCGCCCGCGCGCGGGAAGCGCGAGAGTTCGTCCGTGACGATTTCCTTCACGGCGTGCGACAGCATTGAAGCCGCGTCCTCGATGCGCGCCTCGGCCTTTGCGAGCAGATTCGCGTTCTCCACGCGCTCGGCCATGAGTACCGAGTATTTCGCGGCGGTCGTGATTTCCAGAGCCTTTGCGAGTTCGTCGATCTTCGCGGTCAGCGCCACGCTGATCTTCGCGTGTTCGTCGGTAGCGCGAGCGATGACGAGCTGTTCAAGCTCCGAGCGAATCGCGGGCTCTGCCTCTTCGAGGTTGCGCTCGATTTCCTCCGACAAGTGGTCGCGAAGTTGAGGCATCGAATCGACGAGCTGTTTGAGCTCGGCGCGCTGCAAGACTGCTAGCTCGATCAGGTGGTCGATTTGGAATTGCGTGTCGTTCATGTGATTATTTCCCAGCCTTCGGGTGCTTGTTCGGCGTGTCCGACTTCGGCGCTTTGTCCGACGCGACGATTGCGCCGCGATCGCCGATCTTTGCGAGTGCTTTTTCTTCGCTGATTGGCCCGCCTACGACCCACGCGTCGCAAGTGCGTTTCGCGGCGCATTTGAAGTCGAAAAATTCGCAGTATCCAAGCTCGCCCGCTTGCTCCACTTCCTTTGCGTCCACTCCGATGCCTTTGGCAATGCAGTCTTTGATTCGCGGGCTCACGTTGAACGCCGCGCAATTTCCGCAGCGCATCGTCTTCGCTTCGTCCACAGTCGTCTTGAACTGTGCCGCCTTTGCCGTCCAATAATCGGCATTCGGTTCAAGCGGATTTGCCGGACCGTAGTTCGCGACATCCACCGCTTTTGCTCGGTTGATGAGATTCGCTTTGATGTCCTGCGTCTCGACTGGGCATTGATCGCCATCGGCGAACTTCTTGGCGGTCGGCTTGCTCAGCTCGATGATGCTGCGCCCGCCGATGACGCTTTCCTTCGTCTGCTCGATTACGCCAAGTTGCTTCGCGCGGTATTTCTGCACGGCGTCGAGCCAGTCCGCAGAACCGAGCGGCGTCTTGAGTGCGAAGTGGTGCTGCACCTGCTCCGATGCGACCGCGAGAGACTTCTTGTCCTCCGCCTTGTTCAGCCGCTCGACGATCGCCGTGGCCCACGAGTAACCCTCGTCCCCGCCCCAGCCGTTCCAAGCCTGCCAGCCCTTGCCCTGCTGGTCCCACGTCTCGCCTTGCTTGTCGGCCTCGTGGCGGTCGAAAAAGGCTTTCATCCGCCGCACGGTGTCTTCCGACATCGGCCGCTTATTGATGAGATCGCGAGCCCGCGCGATTCCGACGCTGGTCATCCCGCGCTGTGACATCGGCTTCTTTTCACGAATGGCGAGCGCACGGCGAGCGTTGTCGGCCATTGCGTTCGTCGGCACGTAGCTGCCATCGGCGAAGTTGATCGTGACGAGGTTCGCGCTGTTCTCAACCTGCTCAACGGGCGCAGCCGGTGCGGGCTCAGCCGGTGCCGGTGCAACGCTCGCCGCCTGCGCCTCTGCCGCGCTGACGCCCACCGCGTCGCCTGCTGCGGCTGCGGCTGCGGGTGTGCTCGGGAGTGAGTTCGTCGTGAGCCGAATCGCCGTCTCGGGAACGCCATACTTTTCGGCAAGCTGCTTCACGTAAGCGGCCTCAATCGCGATCTGCTCCAAACGCGTGAAGGCGTCCGTGCCTTCCTCCGCTGCGATTTCTTGCAGAGACTTCGCGCCCTGCCGGTTCTCGTTCATGTTCGCCGCTGACTCGCGGCCCACATCGATCGAGAGCTTCGCGGGGAAACGCCACTCGCCCGAGGTTGCGCGGCGCAACGCGTGCACCATCGTCTCGCCCGCTAGCAGCGGAGGCGGCGGGATTTCCCCGCGCGCGATGGCGTCGAGAATCACGGCGTCCTTGATCGGGTCGAGAACCTTGTCGGTGAGAACGCCCTGATGCCTAGTAAACACGCGGTCGGCTGCGGCGAATTCGGCGCGGACGCTCGGGCCTTTGTAATCCTGAGTCCCGAAGAGCACGCCCTCGGGCACGCCCACGCCGAGCGCGATTTCATGCATGAGATGCTGAACGAAGCCTGTGAACGCCTGCGACGGACGCGACGGCATCACCTCGACGCGGTCGCTGTTCTGGAAATAGCGAATCATCCCGACCTCTGTGAGCTCGTTTTTCTGCTGCTGTCCGCTCGGGAGCGAGAGCGCAGGATTCGGCTGGAACAGATTGCGCGGATTCGCGACGCCGCGGTCGTTGAAGATGAGCGCGGCCTGCTGCGACGAGAAACGCACGCCCGCCTTCTCGGCTTGTAGGATGTCGTGAAGCATCCGCGCGGTCTGAATCGCTGCATGAAAATCCGTGATGCCGCGATACTGGTCCACCCGAAATGGGTCGAGGTAGTGACAAAACTGATTCGCTGGAATGTCCTCCGCGCCGAAATAAACGCCGTCGCGACTCACGCGATAAATCCGATAAGCGACCGGCTGGCCAAAGTCATTCGTGACGATTCCTTGAAAGTAGTTATTTGAGGCGACCGCCGTGTCGTTCGGGTTGCCGATGCGAGTCGCAGGCACGAGCTGGAGCTTGAGCCCCTCGCCGCTGCGACGAATCACGAAGCCGCAGTCACCGTCCACCGGACGCTCCTCGGCGGCGAGCTGCACGAGCTTCTTGAAGCTGTGCCGGTTCGTCACGTCGCACGTCTTGCACCACGCGTGGAAATACTCGCTGATTGTCTGGTTGTAATCGCGATCTCCGGTCGTCGGCGAATACTCGTTGGGCGTTAAATACGTCCCGAACTTGCGGGAAATTTCGCGAGCCTCGGGGAAGTTCTGAACCAAGTCCTGAGCCTCATACATCATAACCACGCGGTCGCGCTGATTCTGCGATGACTCCGCTGGCTGCGCATATTGCTTCGGAGCGTAGAGCCGATTCGTCCGCGCGGCGTTGTATTCAAAAAAAGACTTTGCGACGCGAGCCTCCAGCCGTTTCAGCGCCCACGTCGGCGCGATGTTTTCGAGCGCGCGGTCGAGCCACGGCTTTTGCGTGATCAATTTTGACGCGTCGAAAATGTCGTTTTCCATGTTGTTCAGTTGCCGGTGAAGCTGACGAAGGTCGTATCGGTGGACGTGCCCGCCGCGTCCGTCAATGCGTCTTGCAAGTTGCCGAGCATATTGTTCAGCGCGTTCAAGTCCGCGCGGCTCACGCTTTTGCCGTTCAAGCTGTAACTCTGGTTGAGCAACACCGCTTGGATAGCGTCAATTGTCTTGGTCTTGAGCGCGGTCAGGGTCGCGCTGTCCAGTCCGAGAAATGGGTTGTCGAGCATACTTGTGCCCGAAACGTCAAACTAGGCTCAGTCTTTCACCGGCGTGTAGCGCACGACGTTGGCAATCGTGGCCATGCAGAGCATCATCGCCGAGGTGTCCAGCCCGTGATTCGGCGCGTTGCTCTTTACCTCGCGCCACTCCCAGACGCCAGTGCGAATCTCCACCTTCGACTCGCCCTTGAGGTGTTCGAGATAGAGCGGATTGACGTCTGCTGGCAGGAGCCACTTGAGATCGCCCTTGGCCTCTAGCGCGTTCGCGAGGAGGTCTTTGAAATAGTCGCCGCTCCAGTCGTAATAATAGACGTCCCCGCCTCGGTAATCACTCACGCGCGGCTCGCTGAACGGAAAGTTAATCAGCTTGTCGCTCGCATCGTCGCGCATCGTCCACGTCTTGCGAGCGTGCCCGCGCATCCCGCGCCAGCCAAAGTCCGCACAGTCACGGTCCACGTCAGCCGGTCGGTAACCGCGATCTTGAGCGACGCACGCGTCTTGCACCTTGTAGCGGTATTGCATCTGGCGAAGCTGGTCCCGCGTCTCGATGCGCCCGAAGTAAAGTTGCTTGTAGGTCGGCCCCGTCGCCGATGAGAACGCCCCGATTTCCACCCACCAGTGATCTTGCTGGCGGTCGATCGACATGAACCGGATGACCTCGCCGTCGATGCCTTCGCCGTTGCTGAACTGGGCGACGGTGTAGTCCGACTTTGTCACGAAGAGATTGACCACCTTCTTCTCGACAATCCACGGCCTCGCCTCGCGCTTCGTGCGAAACTCGATCTTCATCTTATCGTCGCCCTGCCGCACGTGGTGATTGTCGGCCTCGCAGAACTCCTCGACGAGCAGGCGCATCGGGCGACTTACAACCGCCTCGACGCGGAAGCTCTGAATCTCCGACGGCGCGGTCGGGTTCATCGGCACGAAGCGGCCGGCACGCTTCCAGCCGTTGCGCGTCGTGTCGGTGTCGGGCGATTCGTGACCGCAATGCGGGCAGCGGAACCGACACGAGGCGACCGCGCGCGGCACGTCCCACGTCTCGTCATCACGCTTTGCTGCCGCATCCCAGACCACGCCGCCCCGCAGCCCCGTCTCCTCGTTCTTGTCGAGCGCAAAGGCGAGCGGGTGAACCTTGCGGCACGCTGGGCACTCGGTGCTCCACTCCTGCTGATTGCCTTGGCGGTAGCTCGTGTCCTCCACGTTGCCGGTTTCGAGGTCCATGATCGGCGCTTGCGAGGTGTTGTAAATCTTCGAGCGCCCGACTTCCTCGAAGCGCGAGACGCGGGCGACGGCGTGGCCATACACCTCCTGCCATTTCGGCAGCCAGATTTCGTCGTTGATTTTGTAGCGAATGGACTGCGATTGCTGCGACGAAAGGTTCGCGGGATTAAGCAGGAAAAAGAAGCCGCCGAAGTAAATCTCGGTCGTCGTCCGGTGCGGCCCGACGCGCGGGAGCATCGCCGCGACTGGCTTGCACGACTCAAAGATCGGGTTCAGCCGCGACTTCGCGTGCCGGTCGATCATCTCATCAGTCTGCATCGTCCACGAGATCGGCCCCGCGTCGTTGCAGATGAGCCACGGCACCCAGATGTCAGCGACGAGCGTGCCACCGATCTGCACGGCTTTGCGAAAGTGCACGCGGCGCACGAGCGGATTTTGGAGCGCGTCGAAGATTGGAATGAGCCACGGGGAAATCTTGACGTT